ATTGATGCGCAGACCCTTGTCGTTCTTCGCGTCCATGATCTGGATGCAAAGGTCTTCAAGGGCCGCTTCCGACATGTCCGCAGCCGTGGTCAGATGGTTCGACTGGTTGCCGGAATTGGTCGGATGGTCCGTCGCGATCAGTTCCTTGCCATCCCCGAAGGTGTAGCTGGAACTGAAGGCCCGGTTGTAGACGTTCGCCGCCACGTTCTCCAGCGTCTGCCGCATGGAATACGCCAGTGCCGAGACACGCCGCTTGGAGACGACTTCGTACTTGCCGTCCGCCTGCTCCTCGTAGGTCACGATGTAACCCAGGGAATAGGCGATGTGCGTGTACCGGGTGGTGTAGCCCTGCTGCTCGGAATCGTAGCTGAGGGACGAACCCTCCGCCTTGATAGGAGCCAGGCCGAAACCCGTGACCTGCACGTCTTCCTCGTACGCCTGGTCGGACGACTCGGTCTTGAACAGATCCGGGTATTCCGGGGTGAACTCGTCGTATTCCCGTCCCCACCATGCCTTGATACCGGGCCAGAGGGCTTTAGGATGCGAGCCGGTTGTGATGACACCTGCCATTTACGTGCCCTCCTCAGATGCCAGCGCCAGCACGAAGCTGGTGACGGGTCGGATTGACCATCACTTCCCACTTCGCATTGGTGGCGATTTCGTTATCCTCGCGGTTCACGAGGCGCAGGATGCGGAACTGCTTGGTGGCTCCGGTGCCTGCCGTGTTGGAGTCGATCTCCGCGCCGGACTGGCCGGTCGAGGTGGACCCCGCATGGGTGAAGATGACGTCGATGTTCTCACCGATGTTGGTCGCCGCCAGAGCGCCACCCACACCATCTTCCTGAACCTCGAAGACAATGTCGGGATGATCATGGACGAAGACCACACGTTCCGTCGAAGCCGCGCGATAGGTCAGGGAATCGCGGTCGGTGGAAAGCACCGAAGCCACAACGCCGAGAATATCGCCGGTCGAACCAGCAGTTGCGCGGGTCACATCAGGAACAGTGCCGGGCGGGAACTTGCCGCCGTTCACCTGGATTTCCGTGGTATTGGCTGATCCGCCAAGCACCACAGGGTCGCCGGGAAACAGTGCGACTGTATCGCCTGTGCCGACATAGTAGGGGTTGCCCCCACCATTGTAGGGCGTGCCGTCCATGAGCCGGACGGCGTGGAAGCCCTTCGGGGTATCCGAGTTGGCCATTGCCTTCTCCGTGTTGACTTCCGCCAAACACGGTCAACGGTCAGGCGGAGTGGTCAGTCCCTGGACAGCTTGACGTCCGCATAGAATGCGCCGCCATCGTCCCGCGATTTGACGTTGCCGACCTTGCCGCGTCGAAGCTGCTCCTCGAATTCATCGAGAGGCTCCGCCTTGCGTGCCTGGTCATCGTCATAGAACTCTTTCGGGATTTCCATGGCATAAGCCTTTTGCGGCTTACCTTCGCGGTCCACTCCGACCACCATGGATTTCTGCTCGTCTCCGTCCGCGATGTGTACCCAGTCCTTGGCCTCCGCAGAGGCAACCCGGTTGGGCTCATCGTTGAACCAACGACGAACATACCCGGAACGGGCTGGCAATGTCAAGCGCTTATCGCGCCCGGAGATATTCACGCGCTTGCGGCGCTCTTCGATGCGCTTCTGTATCTCACTTGTACGGGCCATCTCAGCCTCCTTATGCGTTTTCGTAGTCGCGAATGAACTGCTCGCGGTTCTGCTTGGTGTCGCCGTCCGGGTAGGGGCCGCTCTTCCCCTGCTTGACGAAGCGGTCATATGCGGCCTTGGCCTCGGCGGGCCATTTCGACTTGCCGGAACCCGCCGCCGCGCCGCCAGCCTCGACAGCCGATGCGCGCTTGCGGTTGGGGTTCTCGAACTTGTCGGGGAACTTCCGTTTCACCGCCTCCGCGACACGTTCATAGAACTCCGGGGTCTCCTGCTTGATGCCGAGTTTCCGGGCCACCACGGGGGCCACCTGGTCCGCGTAGACGGTCATTTCCTCGTCATCGTTGTACCAGTCGTTCTGCTTGACGAAGCTGTCGTACATCGCACTGGTGCTCGGAGCCTTGGCTTCGGGCTTCCCCTCGGCCATCTCCTGCTTCAGTTCGTCGGCCTCGGCCTGTGCAGCCTTGAAAGCGTCCGTATCGCCTTCCTCGACCGCCTTTTCCTGCCGCTTCGTGATGTCCTTCAGCGCCCGGTCATAGCCGCGCTTTTCGGCATTGGTGTACATGCGGGTCAGGTCGGTGAGAGAGGTTTCCATCTCCGAAAGCTTGGTCTCCAGGCGGGTGATTTCCTTCTGCGCAATCGGGTCCGCCTTCTTCTTCAGCCGGTCGTTGCGCGCCAGGAATTCCTCGGAGTCCATCCAGCCGGTCGTGGGGCCGTCCCATTCTTCCCTCGGTCGCCAGCCCAACTCCCGCGCCTTGTCATCGACGCCGGTGTCGTCGTCGGTGGGGATGTCTTCCAGAACTGCTTCGTCAGCCATCAGCCTGCCTCCTCGATGATGCAGAGAATGTCGCGGTCATTCACGATCCGCATGGTGTCGTCGGGGCCTTTGAGAAACTGGCCGGGATACTTGTTGACCACCACGCGGTCACCTGCCTTCGGGGTGATGTCGCCCTCTTTGGATTCGCTGAACGCCAGGGGGCCGACTGCCAGCACCGTTGCGCGGGTCATCGCAGCCTGTGCGCGCTCCGTGTCCGGCCTGATAATGCCGCCCGCAGTCTTCTCCTCCACAAGGTCAAGCTCGACCACGCAGGTATAGAGGACTGGTACAAACGTCTCACTCATCATCGCCACCCTTGCCATCCATGAACTTGACAAACGTCCCAGCCGTCTTGACGACTTCCTTCGCCGACATAGCTGCCGCCGCAGTGTGAAGATCAAGCGCGCGGTTCAGGCAGAACGCTCTCACCTCCGTCGGACCCATTGCAAAGCCCCGGTCTTCGGTGTCTTCATCATTCATCATTCGTCTCCATCATTTCTTCGTACTCAAGGTCGGCGATGGCCTCGTATGCCTCGACCACCACCCGTGCTTCGTTGGTCCAGTTCACTCCGTTACGCCAATCCTCCCGGACCTCCCCCGACCGCTTCCGCAGAAGGTCGTGCAGCCTGACCGTCACCGGGTTTTGCAGCCACGTCTCGAAGTCGTCTTTCTCCATCGGTCTTTTCCTTCTGGATCATTCCGTCCATCATGGTCTTGAGCGCGTTGATCTGCGTCCCGGCTTCCTCGCCTTCCGCCTTGGCGAGATTGAGGATGATGTCCGACTGGATCTTCGCCAGGTCCGCCACCATCCGGCGTTCGTCCAGTGACAGCTTCCCGGCCTCGATCTCGACCTTCTTCTTTTCGATGTCCAGTTCGTCCGCCCTGGCCATCATCTCGGCGTTCGGCGGGGCCTCCTTCACCAGAATGTCGGCTTTGATGCCCATGGCTTCCAGAATGTCCTTGCGCACCGCCAAGGGGTCGAAATACGGGTCGTTCATGAACTGCATCTTGAACTCGGCAAGGGCCATGCGCTGCATGTCGCTGACCATGGCCGGGTCCGCTGCCGGGGCGATGTCAAGGTCGGAGGCGTCGTAATCCTCCGGCCCCACAGCCTCCGGCTCGTCCAGCAGCGTGAAATACGTCTCGGGGTTCAGGTACAGCCCGTTGAGACGGAACAACTTCCGGTATTCCAGGCGCAGCGAGCGATAGATGCGCTTGTAGATCGAGGAAAACACCTTCATGCCCTGCTCGATGCGCGCAAGCGTCCGGGTTGCCGCCTCGTTCGACGGGCCTGCATCGCCGGTCATCACGTCCTTGACCGATGTGATGTCCTTCGCCGCCTCGATGAGCATTCCGAGCAGGCTGAACAGCACCGGAGACGGGCCGGGCCAGTTCATGGGAACGATGTTGTCACGGATCGAGCCGCCCATGGAATCAACCGGCTTGTATTCGCCAAGCCTGAAGTCCTTGTTGCCCGACTTGATGCGCAGGCCGGAACCGATGAAGCCGCCGCCCGTGTTCTGGAGCGTCCCGGCGTCCACCATCTGGTTGATGGTCGAATTGATGGCCTCGTTCAGCGGATCCAGCAGGTAGCCGAAGCCAATGTCGTAGAAGCCGCCGTCCGGGTTCGGGATGAAGCTGTACTTCGTGAAATGCCGTGTCGGTTCGATCCGGGCGATCTTGCCACGTGACAGTTCCACGTCCTGGTGCTCGAAGTTCACCACCACCCGGAGCACTTCGTGCGTATCCCGGTCCACGGTCACGATGATTGGTTCTTCGTACCCGTCATCATCAAGATCGAAGCGGCAGTGCTGTTCCACCAGTTCGCGTGGTTCCTGGTCGTCCTCGCTCGTGTTGCCGAGTTTCACTTCGCGGTACGTGCCAGCCCGCATGCGCTCCTCGACCTCATAGGGGTACAGCCAGAAGCGGTGCGAGACCCTGGGGGCCGTCTCAAGCGACACTGCGCGGTGATTGACGACCAGGTTCTTCGCCCGGATCATCTCCGAACGGTTCCGGCCAAGCAGGGGATCGAACCACGTCTTGCGGAATGCACAGCCTTCAATCGGCAGAAGGTGCATCAGCTTGTCGGTGTCCTCCTCCCATTCCTCCATTTCATTGAGAAGCTGCCACGACATATGACGGGCCACCCTGTCCGCCCGCTCCTTCTTGTCGCCGGGCCGGACCTCGTAGATCGGCTGACCCTCCTGATCCATGGCGGGGCCTCCCGTTGCCGGGTCAATCGCCGGTCGCCCCTTGTCGTCGCCCTGAACCTGACCGATGACCACGTTCTGGTTCCTAATGATGGCGGGGTATGCGCGGGCGGCGAACTGAATCGCAGCGGTCGTCAGCAGCGGGAACTTGATGTTGGACGCACCGGACCACGGGAAGGTCTTGTCCTCCTTCTCCTGCATGGCCAGTTCCATTGCCCGCTCGGTGCGGGTCAGCCACTTGTCGCGGGAGGTCTCATCAATCTCCAGCCCCTGCATGACCGAATGCGACAGTGCGTTGTACTGCTCGTCTTCAAGGTCGATGTTTGTCTCGCCGATCCAGCGGTCAGCTTTCATTCCATTTCCTCCGGGTAACGCATTCCGCCGCGTATGGCGTGTGGCTCGCGATTCACCGAGTGCCACCGGCAGCGCGGAGCGCCGCTGTAAGAATCGCGCGAACAACATCACCCCGCGAATCCCAACCCTCAGCGACAAGCGCGAGGTCGTATTCGAGAAGCGCCGCTGCGCCCGCCTCAATCATCTCGGGCGTTACCTCAATCTCTGGCGACATCCCGTCAGCCTCTTTGCGCTCCAGAAAAGCTCTTGTCTTGGATATCGGCCCATCCTCAATCACATTGGCCGCCATGAAATCCTCCAAGAGCGATATCGCTTCCTTCAGGTCGTCACTCATAACCGAACCTCTCCATCATTCCACGGTGGCGCAGCGCAATTGCCGTCGCCTGTTCGTCTGTCAGCACTTCACGCCATGCGCCCGTTCGCCCCTGTCGGAAGAACACCTGCTCCCCCGCCGCTTCCTTGAAGCCCTTGGCACGCTCCTGGTCCTGTAGACGCTTGAAGCTGCACAGCCGGACGGCTTCCTTCACCCGGTCGTGGTCCAGTCCCCACCCGAGATATTCCACCACGCGGGTGAAGGTCTCGACGGGCGCGGCCTTCATCGCCTCGTAGGTCACGGCCAGCACCGGCCACTTGGTCGTTGCGCCGTCGATCATTCCGCCAGCCGCCAGCCATGACGCGGTGTGCTTGGACCATGAGCCGACGACGTTGTAGCGGCCAAGGTCCTTCGTGAAGATCGAGGCATCGTCCGCCATGAAATCCACCACCTTGTCCATGGGCTGCTGCGTGTGGTGCGCCCATGCAACGGCGACGTCTCGCGGGTCACGAACCACGAGCAGGGACTTGCGTGTCACCCGATCGGGAATCAGCGGGTAGCCGGACGCCATGCCCAAGGCCGAGTGTGTCTTGACGTACAGCTCCCGCCCGTGCGCCGCGTGGATCATGTGCATGAAGACAGCGGCCCTCAGAGCGCACCCCTCGTCGGGGGAGAGTTCCCTGACCGGCTTGTGTGCCACGCGGTGCCACTCGTAGTAGCCGAGGTCGTCGCTGTCGAATTCCCGCAGGTCGTTGATGTCCAGATCGCCGTAGGAGTAGGCGTGCAGGAACATGCGCAGCCATGTCGAACCGCTCTTGGGGTAGCTCGCGAGCCAGGTGATCATGGTGCGGCCTCAGCCGCGCGAAGTGCCGCGACAAGGACCGCTCCGACCGCTGCAATCCAGTCGGCCATTGACGGGCCATCCCCTCGCGCATCCGCGTACACTGGATGGGACAACAGTTCATCAACCCCCGCCTTGATCATCTCTGGCGTTACCTCGATTTCATGACTGTCTTTGTTGTCAGGCATTGCCCTCTCCATTCTGTTGCGCAACGGCCTCAATACCCCGTCACGGTCGATCTGCCGGACATGTGGTCCCGCTCGTACCAGCCTGATTCATCGTCGTCGTACCCCTCGTCCATGCTCGGGTCGTAGCCCATTGCGAATGTCATGAATGCATCTGCCGGGTGTGATGCCCAGTCATGGCGTGGCTTTTCCTTCCACGTCCCCAGCTTGTCGTCCCAGTCCTTCCGGTAAGACGACAGGGCGTTGATCCCCTCAGTGCAGTTGCGCTCGTCAAAGGCGCATGTCGGCAGGATCCGGCGCGCGGATTCGATGGCGTCCATCTTCTCCGTTGGCCTGGGAACGACCTCGAACCGGAGGCCCAGCCCCCGTGCGGTCATGGCCCGGCTTTCGCCAGTGCCGATCTCCCGTACCGCCAGGTCATGGGGGCCAAGGTGTCGCCCGTAGACGTATGGTTTCTCCCGCAGCGTCCGCACATAGTGAGACATGCCCTCGCCGCTGTTGCTGTAGAAGTCGATGAACCTGTTTTCCCGCCCGACGCGCTGATGGAACCATATGGTCATCTGATCCGACATGCCCAGGTCCCAGAAGGTGTTGACCGGCAGGCCCGGTTCCCATGGAACACGCCCGATCCGCCCGTCTCTCCGCGCCATGGTCAGTTCACGCGCGAAATACGCCCCTTCGATAGCCGCCTCGAACGCCTCATCCGGGGAAGAGGGGAACTCCCGCTTCATGTCCGAGCCCTGCTGGATCGCCTTGCGCGCGTACCAGGCTTTCTGTTCGTCCGTCAGGGGGATGCCTGCCCCGTGAAGGGCGGAAAAGTAGCTGTCGAACTCCACAGGCCAGTCGAACGGCGGGGAGACGTAGCCGGGATGCCGCCACCACGGGAAGAAATGGAACTTGAAGTCCATCTCCGTCAGTTCCCGGCCCTTCTCCGCGTGTTCCCGCGCCCGGCGCACCAGGTCGTAGAACTCGCCCGACTGACCCTCGGCCGTTGATTCCACGAAGATGAACTGGCCCGGATGAACCGTGTTGAACGCGCCCGTCTTCACCTCGCGCGCCCTGTCCGGGAATTTCGCCGCGAGCTTGCCATATTCCGAGACGTGCAGATATTGGAACGTGCCAGACCGCAACGACGTGCCGACGCGGATCGACGATCCGTTGGAAAAGACCAGTTCCCGCGCCGATTCCTGGGTTGCCAGGTTCTTCGCCTTCAGTGCCTCGTCCATGTGGTCGTAGGGATACCGGATCTTCGTCTTGAAGAACGCTTCCGCATCATCGCGGTTGTGAGCCACGACGCCAGCATGGGTGTTTGGGTGAAAGAAGCAGGCGTCCAGCATGTAGATCTGGATGAAAGTGGTAAATCCAAGCTGGCGAGCCTTGAGCACCACATTCAGGAAGTGCATTTCCTCGAACAGTTGTTCCTGCGCCCAGTTCATGCGGAACGGAACGTCTCGGCCCTGCTCGTCAACGATGTGGTAAAGGTTGTTCAGTCTCCAACGTACATCTGACCACTGGTCGATGAGTTGGGGGGTGAGGCTACTCACCAGGAGCGCGCCTGCCGCGTTCTGCAATCTGCGCCATCAGGTCGGACAGGCTGTCCTGTGCGCCATGGTCAACCGCCACCCTGTCGCCGTACCGCTTTGGCGCAAGCTTGCTCAGATACCACCGGCGTGCGTCGAACCGGAGCCTGTCCCGTGCCGCGTCGCCTTCCTTGTCGTCAGCAATGGCGATGACGTCTTCTGCCATCTTGTCCAGTGCGAGGTTCCTCGCTCTCGCGTATTGCGGCGCGAACACCTCGTCTTCGTCTGCCCAACGGCGCACTGTTCGCTCATCGGGAAGCGTCTCGTCCTTGCATATGGACCGCAGGCTTTCCCCGTCTTCCAGGCGTTGCAGGATGCGGTTGCGCTCGTCCTGCCCGTAGATCACGCCGCTGCCTTTGGGCCGTCCGGGCTTGCGCTTCTGCCCGTCCTTTGCCGTCATCAGTCGCTAGGCCCGGTCGGCTTGTTGTAGCCCCACCGCGCCCCCGGAAGCGCTCTACTGAGATTTCGCCTGAGACGGTGCAGATCTTCCATCGTTCGCTTCGGGTACACGGCACCGATGTAGCAATGTCTTTCGCGTTCGTTGCGCTCGTTCTCCGCGTCGCGCGCTCTCATCTCCGTGC